TTTAACGCGACTGAAATTTGTATAATTATCACATTGTTTACATGTATATATATTTTTATCATCATTGAAAATAGCTATCATACCACAACAATTACATATATGTACTTCATATTTATCGCTACAATGGTATGTTCTATCTTTAATGAAATTAGCAGCTCCGTGCGAAACACAACAATCGCGCTCCATTTCTCCGAATCTAAGACCTCCATCGCGACTTCTTCCTTCAGCTGGTTGCCTCGTTAAAACAACCATTGGTCCTATATTTCTACAGTGTGCTTTATCGGCTACCATATGCTTCAATCTTTGATAAAATACTGGTCCTATAAATATTTCTGTTTCTAATTGTTCTCCGGTCATACCATTATACAAAATCTCATTACCATGTTTCTCATAGTTTAATTTCTTTAAATTATCACATATGTCTTTGATTGGAAATTCTCCAAAGCTTGTACCATCTCCGAACAAACCCAATTCCAATAAAACCTTACCCAATAGTGTTTCTTTCAATTGTGCGATAGTCATTCTGGATGGAATACAATGTGGGTTAATAATTATATCTGGTCTAACACCACTTTCTGTAAATGGCATATCTTTTTCGGGTAATATTAATCCAATAGTCCCTTTTTGTCCATGCCTTGAACTAAATTTATCACCTATTTGCGGAATACGATAAGTCCTCGTTCTGATTTTAGCAAACGTGTATCCATCGCCATTTCTATTAATATAATTTTTATCTACAAAACATTCTTCATTTGTTCTGAAAATCTTACTGAAATCTTTATACTTAATTATCTTTGTTGGGTCATTCCTATTTTCTTTAATAGGTATTACTTTACCAATAATAACATCCCTGTTTTCGAGTAAAGTGTTTTCAGGTATAATCCCATTTTCATTGAGCTTTTCATAGTTTCCAAATTTAATTCCTTTTGTTTTTGTTTTATCCGCTTTACATCTAATTTCTTGATCGCCGTGGATATTTTTATCTTCGTCTTTTTCTGTGTGGTAAATAGTTGCTGAAAATAATCCTCTTTTTAATGAACCTTCATTAAATATAATAGAATCTTCCTGGTTATAGCCCGAGTATGTCATAATAGCTACTACAACCATAGACCCACTCGGAATTTCATTTAACTTGATAATATTCATAATTCTTGTATCCACCAGTGGTCTCATGGTATATGTTTGAACATATGCTGTTTTGTCCATCCTGTAATTAAAGTTGGTAGTATAAGTTCCCATTGCTTGTTTTCCCATAGCACACTGGTATGTATTTCTAGGTGATTGATTATGCTCAGGGAAAGGAATACAACTTGCCAACACGCCAAACATTGTACTAGGGTGTATTTCACAATGAGTATAATTATATTTAATGTCTCCTTCATGATACAATTCCCTTTCTTTTGTAGCAATCAAGCAATGACTTTGTTCTCTCGAATCAATATATTCTAGAACGGATTCATTTAATTCATGATTTATGAACAGTTCATCCCAATTACAATTTTCAGTATTAATGTAATCAATATCTTTATCTTTTAGAATTAACTTATTATTTTTTACTTTAATTAAAGGTCTCATTAATCTACCTGCATCATTACAGATAAATATTTCAAGAGACTTAATATTAAACACGATACTTGTAAAAATATCAATTATACCTTTATACTTATACGTTTTTAGTTTTTTATATAATTCTACAGGGTTATTTGTAATCCCTACCCAACAACCATTTACAAAAACTTTTACTTTATTCCAATAAGTTTTTATGTTTTCTGTTTCGGAAATTTCCAATATTTCGCCTTCCAAAACGTTGAATATAGTATCAACAGTACTTGGAATAGTAATGTGTGTAAGTTGACTAATATTTTTTACAACGCCCACTGACTGCCCTTCAGGAGTTTCAGCTGGACATATAAAGCCCCACTGTGTATTATGTAATTTTCTTGGTGGAATAAGTTTACCACTTTTATCAATTGGTGTATTAATTCTACGTAAATGACTTAATGTTGAGATATAAGTAAGTCTATTTAATACTTGTGCTACACCAACCTTACTTGAATTTGTATTTTTAATGCCAAAATCACCTGTAGCCAATGCTCGTTTAATACCATTTTCAATTGTGGTTGCTTTAACTATTTTATAAATATTTGTTTGATTTATAATACTCTTAATATTATCGGTTGACTTCCAAGAACCATTGTTTATTTCACGGATAATTTGCTTCTGCATATCCTTTACAAGTTTATTAAAATAATTTCTGAATAAATTATTAATCAAACTACCACCCAAATCAATTCGTTTATTATTATACGAATCCCTATCATCTGGATTTCTCCAACCAAAACTTGTTTGTAATAGCTTATTTACCATATATCCTAAGAAATAAATTTTCTGTATTTTTTTTTCACAATGTGGAAATAAATCATTACTAAGGACTTTCTTTGTAAATTCACTTTTCTTTATTTGACCTTCTTCCTTTGTCATTTTAATAGGTGTATACATCGAATAATTTACAATATAATCGAAGGCTTGTTCTTGTGTTAAATAATTGTTAGCCGCAATTATAGATGATTTTAATGAATAAAGCATTTTCTTTTTTCTACTATCTTCAATGTTTAATAATATAAATTCGGCAATTTCCCTGTCTGAAATAACACCTAATGCCCTAAAAAGTATAACTATTGGAATGGGTTGTTTTATTCTTGGTATAGTAATATCTATATTATGACCGTAGCCAGTATTTCGTGTAGATATAGTAATATTAATTTGTTTAGGGGAAATACATTTATTTAGTGGAATGGATTTAATTTCTGCCAACCAAGACCATTTATTATTATTTTTTTTTATATTAAAACACATTACATTATTTTCTGCCGCTCTTTCTTGAGCTAATATAGTTTTCTCAGAACCGCTAATTATAAAATAGCCTCCCGGGTCATATTTACATTCTTTAGTAATATCTACATTTAAATGTGAAAACATTTTTAGAACGCATATATTTGATTTTAGCATGATTGGTATTTTTCCAATATGAATAGATTTTAGTGTCTTAAATATTTTTTCTTGATGGTTTAGTTCTTCGCCAGTTCTTTTAATAATTTCAATATCCAAATCTATTTTCATTGGAGTAGAATATGTAAAATTTCTTAAACGTGCTTCATGTGGAAACATTATCTTAGTCGCACCATTGTTTTCATGAATTTGAGGTCTAAAGATTTGAAAATTTTTAAAGTTTATCAAAATTTCCAAACTGTATATACCCTTATCATTCACATCTTTAGACGAAACAATTCTTACAGGGTTAAACATTTTAATTGTTTCTTCTATTTGATGCTCAACAAAATAATTATAAGATTCTATCTGATGTCTTACAAGGCGTGTAAGATATTTTTCTTTAAAGTATGATTCAATTATCTTCCAACTTAAACCATTTAAAAGATTTTTCTTTTTCATATTTTTAAATAATTATTTTTATTAATATTATTATTTATTTCAATTTAAATTTAAATAATATTTTCATTTTCTTTTTATTAAATATTATGGCAACAAAAACAATTTCTGTAAATCCTGATTTTTTTAAAATGACAAAAAAATCAAATAAAAAAAAAACAAGGAAAAATAGCATTAAAAAAAATATTAATATGCTTCAAAAAAATATGTTAAAACAAAAAATGATAAATAAAATTAAAGATTATAAAAAAAAGAAAAAAGAAAAAAGAACAAATAATGGCGATATTAATATCAATACTTTTAAAAGTGATTATAACGATGCCGTTAGTTTTATGGAAGATATTATACATAAAAAAAAAACAAGAAAACAAAGAAAAAGGAAAAAAAATAAAGAAAAAGAAGAAATAATAACATTAGATACATATAACGATAAAAAAGAGAAGCATTCCATATCCAATATTGCTCCTGACCCACCATATGGTATTTTAAAGAATGGTAGCAAAATGTTATATTCAAAATATAAACAAAATAAAGAAAAACCTGTTTTAGCATTTAAAGATGATTCAACCTTTGGCGTTCAACAAAATATTAAATCAACATTAAATACATTTGAAACGAATGTTCCTACTCGCCAAGAAAAATTAGAAAAAATAAAACACAAATTCTTGGAAAATAATTTATTGAATGATATAAAAAAAGAAAAATTTAAAATTAAAAATAAAAAAATTAAAAAAATATTTGAATTGGGAAAAAATAAAAAAACAAGTAAAGTAGGTATTTTAATTAAAAATAAAAGAACACGGCGATTAGTTGATAAAGATATACGTCATTTAAAAAAGAAAAAAATGAAAGATATTAAAAAATATTTGGTGGAGCATGCCATGATAAAAGTTGGTTCATCAGCGCCTGATAAAATATTAAGAGATATGTATATTAATTGTTATAGTTCTGGGAACGTTAAAAATAGTGGAGGAAAAAATGCTGAAGATATTTTAATGCATAATTGGAATAACTAATATTTAGAATGTTATGATAATTGTATTAAAGATTATCATAACATATTTAATAGTAATGCCTACAATGATCGAAGAATACTTCACTAAATTAGAAGAATATACAAGGATTTATGGCGAAAAAACTATGCTATTATGGCAATGCGGATCTTTTTTTGAAATTTATGGTTTAAAAAATAAAACAACGGGTGAATTTACAGATAGTCATATAAAAGCATATGCTTCAATCCTTGATATGGCAATAGCACCAAAAAAAGTTCAAATGAAAGGCAAACATAAAAATAAAGAATTAAAAATGTCAGGATATAATATTTGCGTTCCTCTCGAAAAATATGTACCCAAGCTTAATAAAGAAGGTTTTACTGTAATTGTTTGGCATGAAGTAGGTGATGATGTTATTAATAAAGGGAAATTGAGACAAGAAATGGGTATATTTTCCATTGGAACAAACTTTGACATACAAACAAAGGAATTAACTAATTGTATTATGTGTATCTGGATAGAAAGATTTGAATTAAGTAAAATATCAAAAAAACCTAGAATATTTTTAGGATTTGCTTGTATTGATATTTTCACGGGAAATGTAAATTTATTCCAATATGGTAAAACAACAAATAATATACATGAACCATGCGTTTTTGATGACTTTGAAAGATTTGTTTCAATTTACAAGCCAAAAGAAATAATAATCATCCACAATTATGAAAATAAAAAAAATATTGAGGATATCATTAACTTTACAGGCATACGCGATATTCAAACAAAAAAGATAGATTTGAATGAAAAAGAAAATATTAATACGATTCCAGCTTTAAAGTGTGAAAAACAAATATGGCAAGAAGAAATATTGAATAAATATTATAATATTAATGATTTTGCTGTGTTTTATGAAAGTAATAATTTTAAACAGTATCCATGGGCAACACAGAGCTTAGTTTTTTTAATTTACTATATTGAAAAGCACAATCCTAATTTAGTTTTAAATTTGAATGAACCAAAGTATGACAATACGGGAAATAATTTATTATTGGCAACACATTCTTTAAAACAACTTAATATTATTGATAGTGGGCAAAATCATATTAACTCCAAATTATCGAATCTGGAGAGATTTTTAAATAGGTCAGTTACGCCTATTGGAGAAAGATTATTTTCTCATAATCTTCTTCATCCAATAACTGATTGTAACTATCTAAAAAATGAATACAAAATAACATCATTTATATTAGAAAATTATGAAGTATTTGAAAATATTAGAAAAAAATTAAAATCAATAAAAGATATTGAGAAATATGAAAGAAAAATTATATTAAATAAAATTACACCAAATGAACTAACAGAATTGTTCTCAAATATTTCTGTTTTACTGGAAGCGAAAAAATCTATTAGTTCTTACAGTATCATCGATAATTATATTAATAATAATGTTGGGACAGATATAATGAAAAAGTGTAGAAAAATTAAGAAATTTTTAAATAAATATATTAATTTTAAGAAAGCCGTTGAGATAACAAGTAAATCTTATGACGTTAACTTTTTTAATAAAAATGTTTTTTCCCATTTAGACGATATTAATATGGAATATATTGAAAATATGCAGAAAATTATTGCTATTCAAAATTATTTGTCATCTCTAGTAGAAAAAAAAGAAAAGAAAACTAAGAAAATCAAATCATTTATCCGTTTAAAAGATACACAAAAGAGTGGTTTATGGATGGAAGCTACCTCAAAGAGGTCGGAAATAATTAAATTAGTTTTAAAAAAGCAATTTAAAAATATAGACAATATTGAGGTATCGCTCGAATACAAATCTAAATATGATAATACAAAGAAAAAATTTAATGTTTCTTTTAATAATTTTAAAGCAGTGAAAACCACGCAAAATTATTGTAAATTAAGTAGTATTACATTAAATAAAATTTATGACACCCATTTACAATCGGCTAATATTCTTTCAGAATTGATAGAACAATGTTATAATGATTTTTTATTTAAATTAAAGGAATTTATTAAAGAAATAAGTATAATTGTTAAATTTACAGGTATTATAGATTTAATTATTACGAAGGCGTTCATTGCTAGAAAATTTAGATATTGTAAGCCTGTCATAGAAGAAAAGGAAAAATCATATTTAAACGCCAAAGAAATAAGACATCCTTTAATTGAACACATTAATCAAAATGAATTATATGTTCCAAATGACGTTTCTCTTGGAATAAATGATACAGATGGTATTTTATTATATGGTACAAATGCTGTTGGGAAATCCAGTTTAATTAAATCAATTGGCATGAGTGTAATTATGGCACAAGCGGGATTATTTGTACCTTGTACCGAATTTGTTTATAACCCATATAAAGTTTTATCAACCAGAATATTAGGCAATGATAATATTTTTAAAGGTTTAAGTTCCTTTGGTGTTGAAATTAGCGAACTTAAAACAATACATGAATTAGCTGATGAAAACTCTTTAATTCTAGGTGATGAATTATGCTCGGGAACAGAAAATAAAAGTGCTATAATTATTTTTACAGGTAGTTTAGATTTACTTTCAAAGAGAAAATCAAGTTATATATTCGCTACACACTTTCATAAACTAGCATCTATCCCCAGAGTTAAAAATATATCAACCTTAAAAATGAAACATTTATCTGTTATTTATGATAAACAAAATGGTAAATTATTGTATGACCGTCATTTAAAAGATGGTATTGGTAGAAATATGTATGGTTTAGAAGTATGTAAAAGTATGGGTTTATCAAAAGAATATATGGATTCGTTAGAAATAATACATCGAGAAATATATCCCGAAGACCAACCATTATTAGAAAATAAAAATTCAAAATACAATTTGAAAAAAATTAAAAATAATTGTGAATTATGTGGTAGTAAAGGAGAAGAGATTCATCATTTAAATCCCCAAGAATATGCTGACGATTTAGGAAATATAGGTTATTTTAATAAAAACCATAGAGCAAATTTAATTAATATATGTAAGACATGTCATAGAAATATTACAAAAAATAATATTATCCATAAAAAAATTAAAACATCATCTGGATATGAATTAGTTGAAACATAATATCTAAATATATAATATTATGGATATTAATGATATACCCGATACCGAAGAAGTTTTAAATCAAGCTTCCCAGACTATTTCTAATACAAAAAATTTTATTTTTGGGAATGTTGCTATTATTTTCGCATTAAGTTTATTATTAATGGCTTTAGTTATAATATTTACTGTTTTAGATATTTCTTTTAAAGAAAATGATATGATTACAAGTGATGTGTATATTTTAGAAGGCAACACTAACCTTAAAAAATATAGAAAAGAAAAATGTACAAGCGATGTTAATGAAGTAGAGAAATTATGTGAAAAAAAAGGCGTTGGAGAATTAGCAAAGAAAAAATGTATGAAATATGAATGTTGTATTTGGCCTGAGTATAAAGATAAAAAAAATAAACCCAAATGTGTAGCTGGCGATAAAACCGGTCCTTCTATATCAACCTCTAAATTAGGATACGATGAATTTTATTATATGAATAAAAAATATAAAATATAGAAATAAATTGATTTATAAAAATAATATAAAAATATATATAAAAAATGATTATCCCAGTTAAATGTTTTACTTGCGGTAAAGTATTAGCAGACAAATATAATTATTATATTAAGACAGTTAAGAAAATAAAGGTAGAACAAAATTTAAATGAAAATAGTGTAATATATTTAACGGAAAAAACAACAAAAAAAACACCCGAAGGTTTAACAATGGATAAGCTAGGATTAAATAAAATTTGCTGTAGACGGCATTTCCTCACACATGTAGATATTGTTTAAAGTATCGCGTTTATTATAATTATTTATTTAAGATACATTTTTTATTTTAAATAAATATTATGGCCTGCGACACAATAAGATAAATCGCAAACTCAAATAAAATCCAAAAAAAAATCACAAAGAAAACAAAAAAGAGATATTAAAAGTTAGAAATATAATTTTTTAATATAATATATTTCTATCTATGATAATTATTTTGATTGGTATTGCTTTAGCTATAGGTCTATATTTTTATACACAAAAATATAAAACAACAGAAACAATGAAGTCACATTTAGAACCATTTATACCCAGTAAAACATTTATGGGGGCAAAAAGCGGTTATGTTTTTAAAAATGACCATTACGGTATTGGTTATTATTTGGATAATATAAAAGCCTAGTGAAAATATAGCTTAAGAAATTTAGTGAATTTAATTTTATTGTTTTGTATATATATATAATGCCAACGCGTAGGAAATATAGAAGAAAAAAGAAAAGAAAAACGAAAAAACAAAAAAGAAAAAGTTGTAGATGTAGAAGTAAATATTGTGGTATGAAACGCGGTAAAAAAATAATAAGATGTAAATCTTGTATTAAAAAAAAGTGTGTATGTGTAAACAGAAAAAAATATAGACGTTCCACAAGAAAATCAAGGAAGTATAGACAAAAGGGTTGCGCTAGACAAAAAGGTGGTGGTTTAGCGTGTAATTATAATTGTAAAGAAGCATCAAATATGGGTGAAATTCATACAGGAAAATCTTTAAATAAGTATGATATTGAT